AATCTCAGCCATTTGTTACTCCTTTTGCACGACCTCATGTAGTCGCTAGGTTATTGAAACGATTTATAAACCACTTCTTTGCAATAGTCAATAGCTATCTGTTTATCCACTGTGATAGCTCTTTTTACGCTTTTCTGCGGCATTCTTCTCCCGAATATCCGCCCACTTTGAGTAAGCTCCGGGGAATCCAGGGTCTGTTCCGTCTAGTGCAACTCTCGGCATACCAACCATCTTTACGGCCATTGCCCCGCAATCGCACTGAACGATCCTTATGTCAGTCTCGACAAAACGCTCAGTCTGTTTTCCGCAGGCTCCACAACTGAAATCTCTAAGAAGTTTGGGCATCTTCATCCTTTAGTTGCTGATAAGCCTGTTCGCTGACATCCCGCAAAGAGAGCATCCAGCGCATCATGGAAATCTCTCCGCGCCTGAAATGAAGGGTTTTCTCATCCTGAATCGAGGAAATGTCATTCGTGGCCTTTAGCATCTCCTCAACGTCTTCCATGAGTTGATACCACGGACGATCCCCCATCATTCTCAGGCGGAGTTCGTAATACTCTTGAAGTTCTGGCGTCATAGTGTTGGCTGATACCCTTCAATACTCATTGAAATCTTGATAGCGCCACCTGAAACATTGGTTGTCCTCAAAAGATAATTCGTTGAAGGGGCCAATATGAATTCATTTCCAAACCCGAATTCACCGCCTCCCCCGGTATGCTTGTCTCCCGCAGGAATAAGCCCGGTTCCGTTTATTTGAGTCCCAACCCCTGTTACAGTTGGCCCAGATGTAACAGTCGCATCAAATACCTTAGATGAACTTCTGTTGTGATTTGTCATTGAAACAGCAGCCCCAGCAACAGAGAATGTTGTTCCTTCGTATAGTTGAACAGTAGAATTTCCCGTAACTGTCACTGTGAATTTTGCATGAGTGGATTGCACTGCACCCTGAATAAGCATATCAAGGGCAACCGTATCAGCTAACGATGCGCTATATACCCCTCCAGAAAAGTACCTTCCTTCATGTACTTTCTGATGAGGATAGTCGATTGTCGTTGTTGTCGGAATCGGGAATACATCAATCATGTTCCGACCCTCGTTTCATTTCCGCTGATATTAAGCGTTATTCCTGCTCCTGATCCAATTCCTTGAATGAAGTCTCCTGTATTCAACACTTGATTTCCACTCCAATGAACGAGTGTATTCGCGGGAATGCTTACTGTTGGAAACATCATGTTTGTGGTATCAGCAGAGCCGCCAACAGGGACAAGGTGAAAAGCACAAGTCAAAGTTCCGGCAGTCGTGTTGGCAATGCAAACATCAATCACTTCGGCTTTCATGCCTGTGGGTACTGTATAGACGAGTGTGCCCCCACCTGTCGTAATAGCGCCTCTACCAAGTTTCTTCATGCCCATGCGCTCCCGCTCCAATAACTAGGACTTGCAGCTACCCAAGATGCATCATTCCACCGCTTTAACGGTTTAGCTTCCCATGCTGCACCAGTCCAGTATTTGATCCTTGATGTAGCTATTGCGCCCCAAGAATCTCCCCACGATGCAAGCCACGATCCACCCAATGAACTAGCCATTACGCCGGACCCCACTCCGTTCCAAGCTGTCCATTCCCTGTTCACCGCGCTCAATTGGGATCAGGGTTTTAATCTCAAGCGTTTTTAGCCGTGAATCGTACTTCTCAAGCGTTTTCCCGATCAATAGGGAAATACCCTTCAGTTTCGCATCCGTACTTACGTCCGGTCGCAGGAGTTCTATGACTCTCTGCAACATGACTATTCAACTTTTGCAGCATCGCTTAGATAAGCATCGTCTTTTGCTTGTTGGCCCTTTTTCATCTCCATTTGCATCTTTGCGATGTTCTCGTTACTGGTAATGTCCTTTTCCTTAATCATCAACTCAGCGATTCTTGCCCGACGCTCAAAGTCTTTTCCTTCCTGATTGTCATCAAGGTTGTTTGATAGGGCAGAAATCATCTTTGCCTTCGCCTCAAGTGGAGTAGCTTCGGCTTCTGCTTGTGCTTTGGCGGCTTCGGCTTCTTTCTTCGTGGCGTCTGCGTTTTTGACCTTCATATCCAGCATGGCAGACTGTTGTTGCATCTGTTGTACTTGTGGATCGGGTTGTGAAGATTTCGCCATCTGCTCCAGCATTTGCTCACGGTTACTCAATGAGGAATTCTTCAGAATCCCCTGCATCAGAACAGGAGTCAAAGGACTCTGCGCTCCCAAAGTCTGAATCAGGAACGCAAGCTGTTTCTGCTCATATTCCCTCGCTATGATTCCCAAACTTGCCGTAGGAATGAACTTCACATCAGTACTTGGATAGCGTTCAGGGGCGAACTGCATATACCGCCATGCGGCTTTGTAGATGAACGGAATCAGGAAGTCTTCCTGGAAGTTCACCAATGTCCGTTTGTACTTCTTGATCATCGTGGCAGTCGCCATATCCATCGACTGACCATCTCTCGCTACCTGAGACACACTACCGTTGGAATCAATTGTTCCGGTCGCCATCAGCAACATGCGCTCGAATTCCTTGGAAGTCGTCATTGCTGCGCCATCGTTAGTACCGAAATGGAACGGGAACACGATTTCCTGCGGTGCGCCATTTGTCAGAATGGCTTTGCCTGGCTTGACCTCGAACTTGGCCCCACGGGGCCAGCGGGTAGCGTCAATAGCTACCATTGGAGACACGGTAAGGGCAAGTGCGTCCATGTGGCTTCTCATGGAACCATCCACCGCAGACTGCATATTCGTTGCTTTTTCAGCCGTTCCACGCCCTAGGAGCCTGTTAGGGACGGTATCCGCCTGATAACAAATAACAGGCCGGTCTTTCATCATGTAGGGGGATTCTTCGGCTTTCAGAAGAGTTCCATCGTTGGCGATCACGATAATCGCCTCAACCATGTCGGAATAGTCTTCCATTCCGCCTTCAATGCCTTCAATCTCTACAAATTCCTCTTTTACGAGGTATTCCCTCGGGACAAGACCGTAGTACGTAAGCAGTTTTACCTTGTCATCCTCGAAATTCCGTGCTTCCTGAGTCGATTCAATCTCATCAGTGTCATACATTGAACCAATATCGACATTCAGGTATTTTCCAGACTTGATGCCTTGTGCAATCTTGTGGATACCGACATATCGTTCCACAGCTACGCCCATACAGTCGTCAATTGACGTTCCATTGGGATCGAACAGGAAATTCCTAGGATTCACAGGAACCAGCTTGACGGAAATACGGTCTTTTTCGCCTACACCATACGCAATCTGCACCTGATCTACTGGCACTTGCATTGGTTTGTATTGTTTTTCGCTGGAAACCGTGATTTCAGCTATACCCGTACCGAAAATCTCTCCCAAAAGAGTTATCTGGTCAATACTTTTACGGATTTTGTCTTGCGCGAAGTCCTCATATAGCTTCGCTTTCATCACTTCTACATCAACAGGACCATTCTTATCTTCAATATCGTCCTTGATGTCGAAGAACTCCCCTTGCCCGAAGATGGCTTCCATAATCTCGGCATGGCGTGTTTCAATGGCTTGTTGTGTCGCAGGACTAATGACCCTGGATCGTTCTGAAGCCCGGTTTCTGTCTTCAGCATCCCAAATACCGCGCCAGATACGTTCGTATTTGTCCCACTCATCCTGGAAATTCTGATCTCGGTACTCGCGCCACCTATCGGTGTGGTCTACAACAAAGGTCGTAAGTTCTTTGTCTGAATCAGTGGGTTCGTAGAAGTTTGAAGGCGGTTCTTCCATAGACGGATCAACAATCTCCGCACCAGTATGCTCAAAGTTGATATCGTCAGCCATCTACTACCCTTTCAGATTTTCGATAGTTATACCCTATCAACTAAAGATGGTCAATAGCCTACAACAACATCAAGGATTTCAGCCTCTTCGCCTACATCCTGATCTTTTGCGTAAGTGGTAATAACCATGTTAGCAACAAGGGAAAGGCTGTCGATCAGATCGTCGTGAGCCTTCGGGCTAGGGAAACTTACATACTCTTTCTTGAACTGAGTCCAGTCTTCCCTTGAATTCAGCGTAATTCTTCCATGTTCAAACAACCCCTGAAGGTTGTACGTGATCCGGTTTGTCTTTGATCCGCTGCCAATAGGGATAGCTTCAATGTGGGCATAGACGTTGTTTTTCCTCATCAAGTCATCAAGATAAGGCTGCAAGGCTCTTTGCAGGCTACCCTTCTCAATCCCTACCGACATGGGTTTATGGCTTCGGATCGCCATCAGAATCCGTGTAGCTGTCTCTCGGACATCCCACCGGCCATACTCGATCTTCCTGACCCACCACTTCCCATCATCAGACACATGAACCACCGCGATAGCGGAGTTATCCAGGTGCTTCTTCTTCCCATGATCCTTCACTTCCTCAAAGCCAGCAGGGTCTACGGCTATGTAAGTATCGTACTGTTTTGGAGGGTTTTCACTGTACTTTAGCCAGCTTTCCTTAAACACATCCTCGGACATGCTCTCGAAGCTCGCCATGTACTCCCTTTGAAACGCCATGGTACTCATGGACCTCTTGGCGTTATCTATCTCATTCGGATCAATCAACTCATTATCGTAGGTCGTCAGATGCCATGACTTCCACTCAGGGTCTTCTCCTTTAACCCCTCTCTCGTAATACTCCCTGAACAATGAATCCCCGCTGTCAGGAGTCCCAATAAACAGCGCCCCACCTTTCAAATCAGAAAGACTGGGGCGAATAATATCTTCCCACACCATCGGCTTGATGTCCTTGAACTCATCAATCACCGCATCGTATACCTTCATCCCTCTCAACGCATCAGGGTTATCACTCCCCCGTATCCGTATCTTCACCCCATTCACCAACGTCAATTCCCCATCATTCACATTACTTTTCTTCGTTACTTTATACGCCGTCCTCACCAACAAATCCCACATCAACGTCTTTGCCATTCCATACGTAGGCGCTACATACAATACTGTCGCATCTACATGCTTACACTCCAACCCCTTCACTATCAACCGAACACAACTCCCCATCGTCTTACCACAACGCCTTCCAGCTACAACTACCTGGAATCGCGTCTTGTCACAGAAAACCTCCTTTTGCCATTTCAACAACTTGAAATCTAAGGAATCAGACATATCAGCCCTGTGGATAACTTATCGTTTTCACCGTTTCCTGAGTTTAGGGGTCTAGCTATTACTCTTACCATCCCCATCTGCCCCTCCCCCCCCCTCATGCTCAATGGTAACACCTGCCTGAACATCACCTATGTTGATGGTGATCCCGCCGAACCCAAAGGATGTTGGAGCTTCCTGCTGCCCCCAGATGCGGCGCTGCTCCCTCTCTGCTCTCCAAGCGTAGGCCTTCCATAGTGCGGATGCTGCTGATGCTCTTTGAGCGCGCGAGGTTGCGTCTTCATGAGTGGCAGCCTCCAAGATCATCTGTTCGGCTTGGTCTAAACGTGTTGCGTGGTACTCGATCTGTGCTTCTAGGTATTCGGGATCGTCTTTAAGGCCGCGAGTGATTTGGGACTTGTGGCAGCCTAGTTCCTTTGCGATTGAGGCGGCGGTTTCGCCGTGGCTGATACGGTGAATAATTTCGTCGCGGTGCAGTTGAGCTATTGGAACTGATACGTTAGGCATGTTGTGTTATCCCATAGAACCACGCTCGCCATGAGGGCGAACGATTTAATTGATCTTAGCGGCGCGGCGTTTATACAATCAGGTCTAGCCTGTCTTGTGCCTTTGTGTTGCGGCCTTGGGCTGCTTTGCTTTCGCATTCTT